CCGACAACCTTCTTTGATTACTATAATCCGTTGGTAAAGGGGTATGGAAAACTTACTAGGTCCTCTCCTAAATCAGTTGATGGGAACCAAATTAATCTTCCATTCTTAAAACTTCCCCTAACAGGAGGAGACCAGTCTGGATTTATTGATTATCAATTAAACAGTCCCGGTATGAGTAGAGCCGGTCGTTTAACAGTTAATATTTCATATGACGGTGAGATATCTATTTCAGATCAATACACCTTCTCTGAATCTGTTCAAGATCAGTCAACGAAGTTTTTGTTCAATGTAAGTGATACAAACGCACTCACAGGTAACTTTGTTGTTATCCAGTTATGGAATGATCAATTTCTACCATATAAATTATCTTATACTCTCGACTTTAACCTAAACGAAAACGTAAATGTTTAACCAATCAATCGATGATCGATTGTCTTCATGGTCTCGCCACCGCCGAGGCCTTGAAGATCATCATGACCCGCTACAGCATGTTTTTGAATTTTGGCAACCTGCACCATACATTCCCTACAATAACAAGATTGACCCATTCAATAAAAAGAGTTGGCCGACACCTTGGGATGTGATCGTACATAACCGATATGATGATTTTACCAAGGCATTCATGATTGCCTGCACATTGAAATACACAGACAGATTTAAAGATTCAAAAATTGAAATTAAAACTCTTGTTAATGACCAAAAAACCTGCTACTATAACATAGTATGTGTTGATGATATATGGGCCATAAACTATAGTGATAATGGCCCAATCAAGACAGAAGATATACCTGAGTCGTTTTTCCTTGAAAATATAGTTGAAGTAACAAGGGCTTGGTAAATATCTTCCACAGCACATTTGGAAGGTTAAAATAATAATATGATTACAGTTGTTAAACGCAACGGGGAGCGTGTTCCTCTTGATATTTCGAAGATTCAAAGACAGGTTGCTCATGCGTGTAGAGGCATAGAAGGCGTAAGTCCTTCAATGGTCGAAATTAAAGCACAGATTGAACTCCACGACGGAATCCACACCCAGACCATAGATGAACTTCTACTTAAGGCTATGGTCAATTTGATTGATGAAACAGAAAATTCAGAAATCAACAATGTTAACTATCAATATGTTGCAGGCCGCCAACGTGTCAGCATGTTGCGTAAAGAAGTCTATGGAGAATATGATCCTCCTAAACTATACAGCATTGTAAAGAAAAATGTCGAACTAGGAATGTATAGTGCTGAACTCCTAGATTGGTATTCTAGAGAAGAATGGGACATCATCGACTTGTTCATTGACCATGGCAAGGACGAACAGTACACCTATGCGGCCATCGCACAGTTATGTGAAAAGTATCTAGTACAAAATCGTGCCACAGGTCAGATTTACGAAACTCCTCAAGTGCGCTACGCCATTGCGGCCGCCACAGCATTTCATGCCGAACCTGCTGACAAAAGATTAAAATACGTTAAAGAATATTATGAGTGTGCTTCAGACGGACACTTTACATTGGCCACTCCTGTGCTTGCAGGATTAGGTACTCCTACCAAACAGTTTAGTAGTTGTGTGCTTATTAGCAGTGATGATACATTGGATAGTATTTTTGCCGCAGGCGAAATGATGGCCAAATATGCCTCAAAACGAGCCGGAATTGGCCTAGAAGTTGGCCGAATCAGACCATTAGGAGCACCAATTCGCAACGGAGAAATCAAACATACGGGTATGATACCATTTATGAAGAAATGGTTCGCCGATTTACGTAGTTGTAGTCAGGGCGGTATTCGCAATGCTAGTTGCACAGTTACATTTCCTATTTGGCATGCTCAATTTGAAGACCTCATTGTTTTAAAGAACAATCAAGGTACTGATGAAGTACGTGTTCGTCAGATGGATTATAGTGTAGTAGTTAATGCTATGTTCTGGCGTCGTTACAAGAATGGTGAGAACATTACTCTATTTGATCCGCACGAAGTTCCCGATTTGTACGAAGCCTACTACAGAGACAGCAAAGAATTTGAAAGACTTTATCTACAATATGAACAAGATAAGACAACGAAGAAAAAAGTGTTATCAGCAAATCAAGTATTCAAGGATGGTATCCTTAAAGAACGTACTGACACTGGGCGCATCTATCTTGTCTTCATCGACAATGTCATCAACCAGGGTCCGTTTGATACGACAGTTGATCCTATATATCAATCCAATCTGTGCCAGGAGATCCTTTTACCCACAAGACCTTTTCAGAGAATCGAAGATCCTGAGGGGAGAATTGCTCTTTGCACTCTTGGCTCGATAAACTGGGGCGCTTTCCGTAACCCACAAGAAATGCGTAAGGCTTGCCGTGTGCTAGTTCGTAGTTTAAGTAATCTGTTAAATTATCAAGACTTCTTGAGTATTCAAAGCAAACTGGCCAACGAAGATTTTGAACCACTGGGTGTCGGTATTACTAACCTAGCCTACTGGCACGCCAAAAAGAATTTGAAGTATGGTGAAGGTGACAGTCTGGCTGAAGTTAAACGTTGGATGGAACACCAAGCATACTATCTAACTGAAATGAGTGTAGAACTGGCCCAGGAGCGTGGCCCATGTAAGCGTAGCGAATACACTCATTACGGTAAGGGAGTATTTCCTTGGGAACGCCGTAGCAACGGCGTTAATGAACTAACTGACTTTACACCTAGTGCCAATCTAGATTGGGAAGGACTACGTGCAAAAATGAAAGAGTACGGAATCCGCAATGCCACATTGATGGCAGTTGCTCCAGTTGAATCTAGTAGCGTTGTTCTTAACAGTACTAATGGTATTGAAATGCCAATGGAAATGATCAGTGTTAAAGAAAGTAAAGCAGGTTCATTTGTACAAGTTGTTCCTGAATACAAGCGATTAAAAAATCGTTATCAACTAATGTGGGATCAACAAAATTGTGAAGCATATTTGAAGACCGCCGCTGTACTTGCCGCATATATTGATCAGAGTTTGAGTACTAATACTTTCTATAATCCTGCACACTTTAAAGATGGAAAGGTTCCTGGTACATTAGTCGCTAAGAATTTGATGTTGGCCTACAAATGGGGAATCAAGACCATTTACTATAGTCTGATTAATAAAGTAGGTGCAAAGATCAGTGTAACTGCTACTAATGAGATACAGGCTATTAATGCGGCAGACAATGCAATTATCTATGAACCACTCGATGACGACTGTGAGGCATGTAAATTATGATGGATCCAGAAATTCAAACAGACATTGACAGAATCAAAGACTATGTTGACGGTATTAATTTCTTAATGAAATCCCTATATGAAAAGGGAGTTGAGATAAAAATATCTTATAAAGATAATACTAATAACGGCTCCGGAACAATTCCACATTTAGAATTGTGGAGAGCCATCGAACACATCGACTATCTCAAAAAGGATTGATGTGATCGATCTTTCTAATCTACCGCAGGCAATTTACAAGCGGCAGGAAATTCCTGTCGCCGACTATCTCATGAGTTTTCAAAATTCGTTGAGAGAAGAATTTCTTCAGGGGTTTAGAACACTACAGCAGGCAGCAAAGTTTATAGGCAAGCCAAGTTTAGATAGAAGATATGCAGGTGTTCCGTTAGACGAAACAGAATATCTAATTCAATCTAAAAATAACAATGGTGACCTTGAGAACAACATCGATGGGTGGCTAGCGGTGTTGTTCAAATACAGGAGAGGAATCAAAGATTCTCCTATGAACTATACTATGAGCCCGTTAGATGGCAGGGCACTAAAGTATAAAACTGCCTATAAACTTGCTAGCGAGTTTGAGGAGAAGTGTCCTATTGCACAATATAGTATTATGGCACCAAATACCGTACTACAAAGGCATACTGGTCCTGAGAATAGAACAGGTAAGTACATTAGGATACACATACCTTTGATTATACCAGAGGGTGACATATTTCTTGAAGTTAATGGAGAAGAAGTAAGATGGGATGACATATTTGGTTTCAATAATCAATTTGTACACAGTGCCCACAACTATACTGATCAATATAGATTAGTATTTTTTATAGATTTAGATAGAGAGCACATAGGTATGAGTCCCGGAGAGCCCTGGGATGAACGTTTTGATGAATTATCAAAATTACCTTTTATAAGAAAGACACAGGAACAAACATTATGAGTAAATCACAATACGATTTTAAAAAACAAACAAATTATCTAAAGCGTCACATGTTCTTGGATCCAGAAGGTCCAGTTAGTGTGCAACGTTTTGAAGAAGTCAAGTATCCCAAACTACAGAAGTACGAAGAATTGGCCCGCGGCTTTTTCTGGGTACCGGAAGAGATCAGTCTGACCAAGGACAAAATTGATCACAAAGATGCTAGTGATGCTGTTAAACATATTTTTACCAGTAACTTACTAAGACAGACAGCACTAGACAGTATTCAAGGACGAGCACCATTCCAAGTATTTGGTCCTGTGGTTAGTATCCCCGAACTTGAAGCCTTAACTCTTACATGGAGTTTCTTTGAAACAAGCATCCATAGCAAGAGTTATAGTCACATTATCCGTAACGTCTATGGAGTACCTAAAGATGAATTTAACAAGATTCACGACACGTCTGAAATTGCTAATATGGCTAGTGCTGTTGGTCGCTACTATGAGGATCTACATATTCTTAACATGCGTAAAGAGTTGGGCGAAGAAATTCCACTCCGTGCTCACAAGCGAGCCATATGGTTGGCTCTACATGCCTCCTACGCCCTCGAGGCCTTACGCTTTATGGTATCCTTTGCCACATCCTTGGCCATGGTAGAAAATAAAATCTATATTGGTAATGGCAACATTATTAGTTTAATTCTACAAGATGAGATACTGCACGGTGAATGGACTGCTTGGTTAATTAATCAGGTACCTAAAGATGATCCTGAGTTCATTGAAATTGCAGAAGAGGCCAAGGACGAAGTATACGCTCTATACATGGACGTGATACGTGAAGAAAAGGAATGGGCCGAATATCTATTCAAGAAAGGTGTCGTTATTGGACTCAATGCACAGATTCTAAAAGATTTTGTTGACTACACCGCATTTACAAAACTGAAAGAAGTTGGTATTAAGTATCTCGAAGAACATCCTAAGACCAGTCCTATTCCTTGGTTCAATAAACACATCAACATTAACAAGAAACAAACTGCTCTTCAAGAAAACGAAAGTACAAACTACGTTATCGGTGTTATGAGCGATGCTGTCGAATACGAAGAACTACCGGACCTATGAATCGAGATGAGTTATCCTTAATTCGAAATCAACAATTAAAAGATTTTCCAGAATTAGGGCAACTTGAACAATGGGGGAAGTATTGTCTTCTCCCACTTGATATTCCACGAATTGAATCTACCAAATTAATATCCTGGTTTTTTGAAAATGCCCAAGCGGTACGTAAAGTCAAAGAGGAAAAGGTTGTAGCCGATATCGGAGGTCCCCCTTTGTTTGAAGCCATCGATGTGAGTCCCACAGGAAGGTTAAGCCAACCAGATGCATGGGATACTAACTACCGACAAGACTTTCTTGATTTATTTCCTGACATCTATAAACAGATTATGGAATATTTTCCATTTACCTCTTTAGATAGATTACGCATTTGGTCTAGTATTAGACGAATACCGTGGCATAGGGATCAAACTTGGTTTGTTGATAGTCCGACAAGTTTTAGAATTATGTTACATGACGACAATCCTATACAGACTTTGAAAGTTAGAACAAAGATAAATGGTGATTATGCTTTACCGAGATTAGCAGAAACTAATTCTTATGTTTGGAATAATCTAAGAACAGAACATGGCAGTAATTATGTTACCAACCATAGAAAGATCTTGATAATTTTAGAAAGATATTCTATTGATTTTAATCGGTATCATGACCTTGTCAAGAAGAGCATAGATAAGTATCATGACTATGCTATGATAGATCAACGTAAACTTGCAGACTATGTTGAATTATAAAGGAAAATAAGATGGCAAAAATTGTAGAAGATATTGTAGTCCTAAGACTAAGCAGATTGGTAAAAAACGAAGAACTTGATGTAGCCCAAGTTGTTAATGAATCACTACGTCAAGAAATTGAAGAAGCAGTCCAACGTCTGGTAAGCGAGGCTGTGGTAGTAGAAGCAGAAAGGAAATAAAATGAAAGCAATTGTTTGGAGTAAGTACCACTGTCCTTACTGTGATCAGGCCAAGGCCCTATTAAAACAAAAAGGCATCGAGTTTGAAGAAAAGAAAATCGGTGATGGATACACCAAAGAAGAATTGCTAGAAGCAGTTCCCAACGCAAGAACAGTACCTCAAATCTTTTTGGACGGAACATTGATCGGGGGCTTTACAGAATTAAAGGCTCACTTAAATGGATAACAACTCTGAAGACACTATAACAGTGACGTCTGCTCTAGATAATCTAGACTATACCATTGATATGAGTACGTTATCAGTTTCAGTTCCCTCATTTACAGGAAATGTAACAGTCAACGGAACTAGTGGTACTTATGGTTCGGGCCAGTTTCTCACATCTAACGGTTCTAATGGAACATCGTGGACTACTTCACCTTATATTTACACTACCAATAATACCACTGCTCCTCCCGGCCTGCATGTTACAGGTCCTGCAGAATTTGAAGGTGATGTTAAAATACAAGGACAAAGCATTTTAAAACTATTAAAAAGTATAGAAGATAGACTTGCTATTTTACAGCCCGATCCTGCTAAACTAGAAAAGTATGCGGCTCTTAAGAAAGCCTATGAGCATTACAAAACACTAGAAAGATTAATCGGTGAAGACTGATGATAACTCCGCAAAAGGCCGCACCAGTTATGATGTAGAAGTCGGCGGCATGGTGGTGCCATTCTTTAATAAGAATGTTACACCTTATGCTACCGAGGCCGGCGGAGTTAAGTTTGACTTAGTTCCTGTTGAAAAACAAAAGGATGTTATGCTAAATGTTGCGCGGATGCACGCTCAACAAGAGTATGATAGAATAATGGAACTAGTTGCTGTACTACAGAAACAGGCTAATCAAATCAAACGACGATTAGAGATAACCGATGCAGTACATGCGGCAAAATATGAATTTCAAATATATCATGGAAAGATATATTGGTTAGTTTTTGATAATAGAAAAAATTTTACACGCCTAGTCATGCATGGTCCCAATGAATGGTCTACAGGCGCACCTGAAGAGTATGAATATATTTGTAGGGTAAAGTGGTTAGGTGACCACAGTTGGGTCGAAATTGATAACGAAGGAAATCATGTTAATTGAAAAACCAATGGCTAACGGCGATGTTGTTAGTCTTAAATTAGTAAACGGTGACGAGATCATTGCTCGTTTAGAATCTGAAGATGATGCATCTATTAAGGTATCAAAGCCTTTGGCTGTTACTCTAGGCCCACAGGGTCTAGGAATGATTCCTTGGGTGTTCTTAGGTAACAAAGATACATTTGTTATTAAAAAGGATCATGTGTTTGTCATGGTGCCTAGTAAAAAAGAAGCCGCTGATCAGTATATGCAAGGTACGACGGGTATTGCTCTAAGTTAAATAATACACAAGGAGATAAAATATGCCGTATGTACCAGGTGGAACAAGCCAAGGCAATAGTGGTAAGCCAGAAGTCGCAGATGTATACAACAGTTCCAATGTATTTGCTAATTCTGTCGAAGTAGCACTTTGGAGAAATGCTGGACAAAGTGCGATGTTTGGGTTTTCTGTTCCTCAGGCTAGTCCTATTACTATTCCGCAACAACAGCAAGAACAAATTGATGCTTTAGTAAACGCTGGCAAGGCAAGAGGACCTGATCCTGATATTATAATTTCAGACGGGAATCCTGGTGCAGGCAGCGCCGCAAATACTGCGGCTGGAGGATCAGGTCCTTCTGGGGGCAATGATGCTACGACTGGCGAACCGGTGCCTGCTACCAGCGAGCAATTGTCTAGTCCGCCAGCAGGAGGAACTGGTTACGGTAATTTATGTAATTTCCTTAACAGTATTTTATCCGAAGCAAGGAACGGTGCGTGGAAAGAGAAAGGTAAAGGAGTCCCTGGTAATCCTAACATTTTACAATGTTATAAGGATAACGGATTTAACAACTATACCGATGACAATACTCCCTGGTGTGCAGGATTCGTAGGATCAGTTTTATTTCGTTCTGGTTTGCCGAAAGTTAATCGTACCTTATGGGCCTATGACTATGCAAAAACTGGAACCACTCCTCCAGATCGTGCAAAACTTTTTAAGGGCGAATGGGCAACTACCTATGCCAATCCAAAAGATCCAACTACCTGGAGATTTAATGATGTTATAGTTATTGATCGACACGTAGCATTTGTTCGTGGCGTTGATCCTGTAAAACGTGTTGTGAGAATTGCAGGAGGAAACCAAAGTGATGATGTTACAGAGTGTAATTGGGGTGGAAAATACTTTGATCTTGTTTGGAGTGTTGGTAGAGCATGGACATTACCTCCAGAATTTGATAAGTCAATTGTTGGTCCGGTAACTGGTAAACCTCCGTTATCTTTTGTAAAAACCCTTTGACAAAACCAAAAAAACTTGCTATACTATGTACAAGGAGATAGCAAATGGCGAATGAATTGGCAAAGTACTTGAATAGCCGACGTCGACAAAAAGACGAAAACGCTATTCGAAAGCAGGCAAAGATTGCTAAACAACACAGGGTAAGCGAATACAATCCTGGCGAACCTAAGCAACCACATCGCTACCACAAGAGACACGCTATGGACTGCGGAAATCCCGAATGTTTCATGTGTGGCAATCCTCGTAAAACACATAAAGATAAACTCACAGCACAAGAAAAACGCCTTTTTCAAGATTTGGAAAAAACTACAGACCGACACAGCAATGGATTGAAAAATGACCAAGAAGATTTACTATGAAAAAGTTGGACGACGATATGTCCCAGTTGCAGAATACGACAGCGAGTACCTCGACAGTTTTCCGAAAGGTAATCACTTGGTTATGTGCTACCCTGGTGGGAACAGCCGTAGGTTTAATATTGATCCAAATTTTGCGGCTATGATTGCCGCAGGGCGAGTAGCAGAAGATGCTATTAGCGCGGCTGTTGTTAAAGCCAGCGAAATGCGCCCACATAACAAACCCATTACCGAAAAGCAAAAGAAAGCATGGGAAAATCTAGCCAAAGCATTTGGCAGTGATCGATATTATATCGAAATTCCTAGTGCTAGGGAAATTGCAGAAGCAGGTGTAAAGGCCATGCAGGAAGAAGCAGATAAACTTATGATGCATCCTGCGGTAAAAAGATCGTACGAAAATTTCCAAATTGTAGCAAAACTTGTCAGCGAAACCGAAAGGGAAGGCGTTAAATAAGTATGCTTTCGCAGGGGCAAGTTCGCGTAGCGGATAGCAGTAGTTTAGATACTACCGGCTCGGCAGAGGCCCCACACGCCCTGGGAAGTCTGTCAATTTTGGAGATAGTTATGAAAAAACTTATAGCAGTAGCAGTCCTAACATTAGCATCTGTGCCTGCAATGGCACAACACTATCATCATGGATGGCGAGGCTACCACCATCACCACCACCATCATAGAAGCCCAAACTGGGGCCCTGTAATTGGCGGTGCTATTCTAGGTGCTGTAATTTACGATATCTACAACCGCCCTGTTGTAGTACAACAACCCCCTGTAATCGTGCAAACTCCTCCTGTAATTACACAATATCCTGTACAAAATTGCACACCCTGGACAGAAGTGCAAAATCCAGACGGGTCCATTACCCGCTCCCGCACCTGTACCCAATAAGAAATACTGGCCTATTCCTTGGTTTGCTAAATAACTGTATTAGCAACCGAGGAATACTATGCCAACACCCAGTTCAGGTCCGATATCCTTTTTAAATCTTAGAAACACCTTTGGTGTTTCTGGTCCCGTTTCAATGAACCAACTCTATCGAGGTGGTCCCTTTGTGCCTAATTTAGGCACAGGTAGGGCTAACGGAAATATTCCTACTACTTTAAGTCTATTAGCAATCGACAAGTATTATAATGCTTGGGGTAATAAAATTCGGTCATTTACAATGACTGTAGGTACAGGTGGTGGAGCCAAGAAGAAAAAGAAAAAAGGTGTTTCCTATGGCTTTGGTCCAGGGTTTGGATCTATTGTTGGTGGGGCACCTGTGTTTATTAGTCCAGTTGGTCAATTAACACTTGTTGCTTTTTATTTTAATGCTAGTAACAATAGATGGTATTTAACTTTAAGCAGTGCCTCTGCTATCCCTGCTACCCTTGAGCCATTTAAGGCTATTACAATGACAGGATATAACATAGGTGGTGTTCTAACACTTGCTACTCCATCTACCGCAACTTCAAATACTCGCACATGGAGTTGGTCTGCAGGAACCAGTCATCCTATTTCTGGAACAGTTCCTTGCACTATTCAATATTATGGTTAATAAAGGAAAAAAATGATTCCTTTTAAAATGAAAATTTTAAAATATAATCCGGGAACTTTGGCATACACAGTTGAATATATCCCAAAAAATTCAAATTGTAACTCAATTACATTAGAAATACATTTAAATGTAAACAATCCAGAAGATATGGACGAAGTGCTAACTTCATTAAAAAATTCTTGTCCTCAAGATTATTGGCGACAAGAAATTTTAAAAGCAACACCTAATCATAGTGCTCTTCAAAGTCTTGTTAATACCGAACACGAAATAACAGGAACAGAATATCACTCAAATACTGTATCGGGAAACAGTTCCCCTATAGAAAGTGGACTTGATGTTGATTCTGAAGATAGTTATATTGTACAGTCGGTGTCTGCACCAAGAAGGGGCGGTCAACAGCGTTATCGCGGCACTCCTGATCAAATTGCAACTCCTGGTGAGATTTCAAATGTAAGATTAAAATTAGCGATACAGAAGGTATTGAGAGAAATGGCGGAAGGAACTGTATGAAATTTACACCACACGCAGCCTTTGGCAAAGTTGTTATTGTGGCACAGACAAATGCAGGCGATACTAGAGTAGTACCGTTAGGTCAAAACGGTTTGGTAAAATCCGGATACTATTACTATACCAACGGAGTTGCTAAAGTTCATGTAATTGAAACAGGTGAACAATTAGATGATAGGACTCCGGGTTGGTTAAACGTAGAACATGCTGGCGCATCTGCAAGTACCAGAGGTAATTTACAATTAAATTTTCCCGTTCCGACAGAGTGGTTATGTATTCCGCACCAATATAATAAGGACGGATTACCTAATTTAAAAAGTTTCATTATTCCTCCTAAGACATCCGAAGTGATCGAAAATAATTCTGATCTATTCTTAGTTAGAGGAAGGTTAAATATATCAGGTAAAACGTTTGTTGGGCCTTGTCAAATTAGGGTACGCAGTGGAGATGTATTAGCAGAAGCCCAAGGTACCGAAGTTTGTTACGCATTAAAATTTTTATGAAAACTACAGCATTACATAGATCTATCGGAGCATGGCTATTTTTGCCAGTAGCATATCTGTCTGTAATTTATTTGCCTAGTTTATATTGGCTAATACCTGCTTTTTTAATTTATATTACAATAGCGTTAACTGTTACTGTAGGATATCACAGGCTCTTTACTCATAATTCTTTTGAATGTTCTAAATTCTGGCATTGGTTTTTTGGAACTGTGGGATGCATTAGTTTAAATGCGGCCCCTGTACACTGGAGTAGTGTGCATATCGCTCATCATAAGCACAGCGATACTCTAGACGATCCGTATGACAGTAACTTTAAACATTTCTTAAGATTTAAAGACAGAGACAATGTACGTGCTACCAAAAATGAATTAAGAATGATGCGTGATCAAATGCACGTATTCTTTGTTAATCATTCTCTAAGTCTTAGCATTGCCGCAGGTTTTATTACTGCACTATTAGGACTAGAATACTTTTTATATTTCTATGCATTACCTATTACTACCTACCTAGTAACTAGCGGTCTTCATACAATATTTGCACATGGAAACAGCATCCCCGAAGGAGAAAGAACAGCCGCAAGAAATCTTTGGCTGTTAGAATTTATTATTCCTATGGGCGGAGAATGGATTCATAAAGAACATCATGACCGACCTGGTCTCAATGACTGGAACACTAAACGCAGATATTTTGACCTAGGCGGAATTTTAATAGGATTAATAGGGAATGGTAAACGAACTGCCTGATCTTATCAAAGAAGATCAACGATATAATCTACATGCACACCCAGAAAGACCGAGTAATTACAACTTGGTCTTTGTGTTTCCAAACTGGGCTCCTCCCCTTGAAGTGAACATTGATAAAAAACAAATTTTATCTGATCTGGCCAAATTAGGAATTAAACTGTGAAATACTATCATCATGCAGGAATGACTCCTACAATGAAAAATCCTGATTATATGTATAACGTATTTGACAGGACTAGGGCGATGATTAATATTCCTCAAATCGAATGTATCACTCCTATTGGACAAGCAGTTGAACCTAAGAGTCTTGAGGAACTCTGCTATAACAGTGCTCAAAACATAGTTTCTCAAGCAGTGTCTAAAAAAATCTATGTAACTTGGAGCGGTGGAATTGATTCTACTTTGGTATTGTCCGAGTTACTTAAAATTGCTCCTAAGTCACAATTAACAGTGTTCATGGACAACAATTCAATCAAAGAGTATCCGGAGTTCTATTCTAAATATATTAAAGGTCAACTGGAAACCAAACAGATGAGTTTTTATACAGATGATCCATTACGTGTTGCCCTTAAGGATGGAATAGTAGTCACTGGACATTTAATAGATCCTGTATTTGGTGCTAATATATATCAAGTATTACCTGAAGAAAAATTAAAACAAAGCATTCAAGATTTTCTCACAGAAGTTGACCGATTGTCTTTTGTAAAATATACAAAATTAATAAATGCATGTCCCCGCCCGTTAGTAAATGTTAAAGATTTGTTCTGGTGGATGGACTATACTTTAAACTATCAAAGCGAACAACTTATGTGGTTGCTAGAGATAGAAGAAATGATATTGGATAAAAACCTTTTTCACTTCGGTGCAGGTGAAGATTGGAATAACTATGCTGTATCAACTCCTGCTGAAATTAAATGGCCAGGATATGATTTCAATTATTATAAAATGGAAATTAAGAAACATATCCAAAAATTTACAGGCGACGAAAATTATACGAAGAACAAATTAAAAATGCCTTCGTGGCGTAAGTATCGAACTGATCAACAGAGATGGCAAAATAAAGCGGTGTGGATAACAACAGATTGGAAACGAGGATGGCTGACACCTTAATTGAAACAACTAAAGATAAAACTGGGGCAGAAGTTGTTGTAAAACATGCAAACCCTATTGGAGGGACTCCTGTAATTCCCTTTTTCTTAAGACATTATTCTGAATTAATTGAGAATGGTCTTGCGCCACCTGCTATTGTAGGTACAAATAAACATAAAGCCATATATGCCGAAATTGACAATAAAGTAGTAGGACATATAGTGTATGAATTTTTAGATGATGCGTACAAAACAGCATGGATCACATTCAGTGCTATAGAAAACAGTTATAGACGCAGGGGTTTATATGATATACTTCATACAAATTTTGAAAAGACCGTTAAGGCAAGTGGTTCTCTAAAGATTGCAAGTCATGTGCATGTTGACAATAAGGCCCGCCAAACTAGTTGTGCCAAAGTCGGTATGCAGCCTGCATTTTATAGAATGGAAAAGTTTTTGGGGGAATAATGGGAATTAAATTTCAATGTGAACCAGTATTGCAAGTCAAGCCAGAAATGGAACCTATGCTAATTGATCATTATCAAGAGTTAACCATGCACAAAGATAAAATCAAATTAGCCCCTGACTGGGAACTATATGATAAAATGGAAAAAGTCGGTACCTTTTATCTGCTTACTGCTAGAGATAGTGACACAAATGACTTAATTGGTTATAGTGCATGGTTTGTTAAACCTCATATTCACTATAAAGAAACTATCGTTGCCGCAAACGATGTTTTATTTTTGCATAAAGATCATCGTGCTGGAATGACCGGCATCAAATTGATTAAATATTCAGAGCAAGAGATGCGTAAGTATGCTCATAAGATTACATGGCATGTAAAGGGAGAACCCGACTTTCGCCCAATCTTGCATAGACTAGGATATATCGACGAGGACGTTATCGTTGGTAAAATGTTGATATGAAGAAAATTATTATAACAGGACATACATCGGGAATCGGCCAAGCAATATACAATTATTTTTCTCAAGATACGAAAAATACTGTTATTGGTTTTAGCCGGTCAAATGGTTTTGATATAAAAGTACCCGCTATACAAAAAAAGATTGTAGAATTGTCTAAAGACGCTGATATTTTTGTTAATAATGCGTACAACTGGCACGATAACAGTCAATTAGTCTTGTTAAGATCTATGTTTGCCGCCTGGGCAGGTCAAAATAAAATGATAGTTAATACGTCAAGTATTGCTCCTGCACAGCCTGTACAAACTGCTTATTCATTACTAAAAGGTGGAATTGATGCATTTTGTTTTTCTAAAACTTTCCATCTTCCGCATATACTTAATTTAAAACCGGGCTGGGTTATGGTAGAAAATATAAGAAAGGAGATAGGAACTGATCCTTATATGACTACTGATCAAGTTGTTGAGGTATTAGACTTTTGCCTCAATAGTCCAATAAAGGTAAGAGAAATCACATTTTTAAAAATTTAAATGGAAACTTATCTACCACCGCCTCTGCCAGATACTGCGTTATTTGCTAAGATAAATTTTAGCAAAAATCAACTTGCTGCCATTCGCTTGATATTTAAAAAATACTTTGAACCTGCAATTAAAAATTTTAGATATGTAGGGAATGCAATATCGATAGATTGGAACACAATAGATCCTAACTCATCAACATATGATGATGCCTTTGCCGCCGGAGATGCAATTACAGGGTACAGATTTAAAGAGGACGTAGCCAACGATCCGTTGTGGAACGAATTTAAAGATATACTTCCATACATGAATAGAAACGGATCTCTAACAGTTATGCCACCGATGTCTGTGATGACACCGCATGTAGATCGTCCATACCGGCCAATGGCTATTTACTTTCCTATAAGTGGTTGTACTGAAACTTGCTTTTCTGATTTCTATCATCTTCCAAAAAATAAAGATCCTAATATTCGAAATTGGACACACCAGATTGTTCCCGCACTTTATTCGTATAATGTAGTAGACAATGCTTATATTATGAATACGCAAGAATGGCACGGTGTAAGAAATTATTCTAGACAGACTAGAATAGCAATGGGATGGAATTGTCGTGGCGACGAAGAACGAAAAACTTTTGCTGAATTAAGAAAAGTTTTTACAGCACTAGGATACATATATGAATGAAAAACATTGTTGGTATGATTTAGACATAGATGTCAAGAATTGTTTCAAACCAGAATTTAAATTTCCAACACCAAAAGGTCGCTACGGTATATGGGACAAGTTAGCATGGGATGTTTTTAACATGGACTGGCTAAAGTATGTTAGTGCAAAGGGATTGCCCGTATATTCTGTGATAATATTTTATCGAGGTCCTTATGCAAGTACGCTAGGAGCACACGTTGATATTAGTACTGTAGAACCATTCCTGTTGACTAACTTTGCAATTAATTGGGTGTATGGAGGTCGGGATAGTACAATGAGTTGGTACGATACTCCTCTAGCAGAAAAGAAAATTGAATATACTCCTGCTGGTACAGCCTATAAAGTTTGGAATAAGCGGGAGTTGAATAAAATAGAGTCAGACGTCATCGGTGAAAGTGTTAAACTAGTGCGTACAGGAATTCCTCATAGTATTGAAATGGGCTCCGACCCTAGATGGTGTATCTCGGCAAGAACTTCAATACATCACGATTATGAGTGGGATCATGTAGTAGGCATGATGAGAAATCAAAAGTTGCTAGTCGAACGAGATGTTTAAAAAAGTAAACTTCAAATTAAACGAACTAGACTTTGATCGCCTCAAGGGAGAAGTTGTAACTAGTTACGGTCGTTATCCACGCCCAGTACTGACCTATTACAGACTCGGAGATCCTGCTTATTTTAAAAGTTTATTACCTAAGCAGATGTTTTTTGGTGTCAAACCTTATCAAGTTCAATTAGCAGAAATTATAGGGGCCGGCCATCTTCTTCCTCACATAGATCACAACATTAGTGCCTGTGCTAATTACTATGTACAAACTAATGGTTCTACTACCTATTTTTATAATAAAAGAGCGTCTGCAGATGGCTTTGTTTATCCAGGTAGACAAACTGCTAATATTTTTTCTTTAGATCAAGTTGAATGCGTAAATCAATTTTGTGCGTTAGACGGAGAAATGTATCTGTTAGATGTTAGCAAAATACATAGTGTTGATAGTCCCAACGTTGGTATTAGAAAGTTCATTAGTTGGCAGTGGATAGATGTTCCTTTTGAAGAAATTAGAGATAC